TGAACACCTACACCTCCACAAGGCTGGAAAGCAAGTTGACGAGATTTACCTTTCAATCGCAGCACGGGCAATAGGTCATTTATTGCACAATGCCGAGATATTGAGCAAAGATGGCGCAGTGATGGTGCATCCTAACGGTGCAAGGCAGGTAAGTGCCGAATGGACTGCATTTAAGCAAGGTTTTGAGTTATTTCTCGAATTATCTAAGACTTTAGGGCTTGATCCAAAGTCAAGGCTAACATTAGAATATTTCCAGGATGGAAGTGGTGATGAAGAGGATGAAATTGCTAAACTTCTTAAAATGAACTAAAAATGGAACAAGTTAAAGAAATTGCCATCTCCATCCTTGCCTCTGCCACTGCTCTGGCACTTATCTCTGTGCCGGTGTACATTATGTGGAATTGGTTAATACCTAATATTTTTAATCTGCCATACATTGACTATGTCGAAGCATGGGGACTAATGGCATTTGCAGTTTTGCTAAATAGTATTTTTGGATTGACTGTAAAAAGTAAAAAAGATAAATGAATAAATTTATAAGCGAGGTAACGAATGAGGATTGCATGGAAGGCATGGCGCGTTATCCTGATAAATACTTTGATTTGGCGATTGTTGACCCTCCGTATGGGATTGGTGAAAGTAATGCTAATTTTGAAGGAAGAGGCGTTTCTACAAAACGCTGGAAAAAAGCCATGCCAAAAATATATGCTAAAAAGAATTGGGACAAAGAACCTGCAACAAAAGAATTTTTTATTGAATTAATTAGAATTTCAAAAAATCAAATTATTTGGGGGGCAAATCATTTTATTGAAAATATACCTAATGCAAATAGTAGTTGTTGGATTGTTTGGGATAAAAATAATAACGGAGATTTTGCAGATGCAGAACTTGCATATACTTCATTTAAAACTGCGGTTAGATTAATACAGTTAACATGGTCAGGGTTTATAAAATGCGAACCAACCAATAGGTTTCACCCAACTCAAAAACCTATAAAACTTTACAAATGGCTATTAAGCAACTACGCAAAGCAAGGCGATAAAATACTTGATACGCATTTGGGAAGTGGAAGCAGCCGCATTGCAGCCTATGAAATGGGATTTGATTTTACGGCTTTTGAATTGGATGCTGAATATTTTGAAGCACAGGAAAAACGATACAAGGCGCACATTGCTAAGTTATTGTTAGGCAATTACGCAAGGTTGGCAGTTCAACGGCATCTGAATGATTTAAAAAATAAAGACTGGGAATATACCTACTCAGAGGCATACGCTACCAGAGCATTTAATTTTATCTCTGCCCTCCGGCATACTAAAGGAGAATTTGCTGGGCAAAGGTTTAATATCCAACCTTTCCAGGAGTTTTTCATAAAGGTACTGTTTGGGTGGCAGAGAAAAGATGGAGGCAGACGCTTTCGCAAGGCTTACCTTGAAATAGCAAGGAAAAACGGTAAAACAGAGTTGGCTGCTGCCATTGCTGTTTACTGTTTTCTCTGTGACAATGAAACGGGAGCGGAGGTGTACACGGCTGCAACTACGAGGGATCAGGCTCGCATTGCATTTGATACGGCAAAGGTGATGCTTAAATCATTAAAGGCAGATTCACGCACTTTTAATAAGTTGGTTAATGTTTTAAAGTATAATTGTAACGTACCATCTACAAATAGTAAATTTGAGGCAGTTGCATCGGAGGCAGATACACTTGATGGTTTGAATCCGCATTATGCAGGAATAGATGAATATCACTCACATAAAACAAGTGATGTTTTAGAGGTTATGGAGACTGGCATGGGTTCACGTTCACAGCCTTTACTTCTTATTACTACTACTGCTGGCTTTAATCGTGAATCACCTTGCTATATGTTCCGGAAGGTAATGGTTGACATATTAGAAAATAGGAAAGTAGATAATAGCGTTTTTTCTCTGCTCTTTTGCCTGGATGAAGGTGACGATTGGCAGGATAAAAAGAACTGGACAAAATCCAATCCTAACCTTGGTGTTACTCCGTACATTAGTTACATGGATGATCAGTATCAAAAGGCATTGAATGAAGGAGCAGCTAAGCAGATTCAATTCATGACTAAAAATCTAAACGTATGGACAACTACCTCCAGTGTTTGGATTTCCAATAGCTACATTGAATCTACCAGGTTAAAAGTAGATGATGAAATTCTTTATAACAAAAAATGCTTTGCAGGCTTAGACCTTGCCTCCACTCGTGACATTGCGGCCTTAGTGCTTTGTTTCCCTGTGCAACAAGGACTTGATAAACCACATATCAAATCCTATTTCTTTTGTCCAGAGGATAATGTAAGGGAAAGATCTTTATCCGATGGAGTGCCTTATGTGCAATGGGCACAGGATGGTGATATTATTATGACAGATGGTAATGTGACAGACTATGACTTTATAAAAGCTAAAGTAATTGAGTTAACTGCAAAATATAAAATAGAGTGTATAGCGTTTGATAGGTGGAATGCAAGTCAACTTGTTATACAGCTCACAAATGATGGTGCAAATATGAAACCATTTGGACAAGGCTTTATTTCCATGTCTGCACCAACAAAAGAAATAGAAAAGATGTTTTTATCTAATGAGATTACTCATGATGGAAATCCAGTAATGGAATGGATGATGACAAATGTAATGTTGCGGTTTGATCCTGCTGGAAATATAAAAATAGATAAAGCTAAGTCAACTGAAAAGGTAGATGGGCCAGTAGCCATGGTTATGGCTTATGCTCAAATAATGGTAGAAGATAGACCAACGATCTATGAGCGATTATCCAAGGCATGAGGATGCCTGGCAGAAATTGGAGGAAGAAAGAGGTGAATTAGGACTTGATGAGAAGTATAGCACCTATAATTCATTTAGAAAAGCAAAGAAAATCTATATGGATATTAGGTTTGTTTAACGTGTTACTGTAAGTTGTTGATTTCATACTGATTTTGTTTATTTTTACCGCATGGCTATACTTAACTCCATGCGGTCTTTTTTTTCGTCGAAACGAGGTTCGATAGAAAATCCATCTACACCAATAAACGGTGACACATTAGGTGCATTGTTTCAGCGTGGCAGTGCTGCAGGTGTAGCAGTAGATGAATACTCAATTATAGGTCTTCCTGCTTTTTACAGAGCGACACAAATACTTGGAGGTGTAGTGGCATCTATACCTTTTGATGTCATAGAGAAATTAGATAATGGTGGTACAAGGATCGCAACAGAACATCCTAACTATAAAATAGTCTCCAGAGAGCCATGTGAGTTATATACCTCTCACACATTTTATAAAACAATGGTACTGCACTACCTGGCTCATGGTGCTTTTTACGCTGTCATTAATAGAAATAGTCTAACAAATAGGGTGAATAACCTACACATCCTTAATCCTACAAAAATGGAGATAGGATATAATAGTAGGAATGAACTTATATTTAAGAATAAAGAAACAAACAAAACATACAAGGGAGACAATATACTTTATATTCCAAATCTTGCATGGGATGGTGTTAAGGCTTTGTTAGTGCCAGACGTTCACCGTGACAACTTTGGATTAGCATTAGCTAACAGAAACTACGGTGCTAATTTTTACAAAAATGGTGCGCATTTAAACGGTGTGCTAAAGCATCCAGGCAGATTAACTAACGAAGCATACGATAGATTAAAGAGTAGCTTTAATAGGGCATTTGGTGGAAGTCAAAACGCTGGAGGTACTGCAATCTTAGAGGAAGGGATGGACTTTCAGAAAGTAGGTCTTAATCCAACTGATGCAGCATTCAATGAAACAAAGAAAGCTACTATTTCCGACATAGCAAGAATTACCGGTGTACCAGGTATTTTATTAGAAGATATGGATAAGGCTACGTTTGGCAACATGGAACAGTTGAGCCAAATGTTTGTAAATTATACTATAATGCCATTGTGCGAAACCATAGAGGCAGAATTTAATAGAAAGTTATTTTTTGAGGCAGAGAAATACCAGTATTGCACAAGATTTAATCTTGATGGCTTACTCCGTGGAGATATAGCTGCAAGATCATCTTATTACACTACGATGCGTAATGTACTTGCAATGTCTCCAAACGAAATTAGGATTAAGGAAAACATGAATCCTTATGAAGGTGGAGATTCTTATGAATTGCCTTTAGCATCCAATATTAAAACAGAGCCATCCTCCGAAGGCATTGCACATGAGCAAGGTGAAGAGGTTATTGACATAAACGACGATAATGCCAACATATAACGATTATCCGCAATCAGCAGTACGAGCAGCGAAGAAAGCTCTTAAACACAAAGAGGACAATGGTTCTGATTGTGGCACTCGTGTAGGTTGGTTTCGTGCTTCGCAAATTGCAAATAAAGAAGGCTTAGATTTATCAGAAATTAAAAGAACATTTAGTTTTTTATCTCGTGCGGAGGTTTATAATCAAGGAAAATTTACAGATGAAGATGGTAAAGAAATTTGTGGATCAGTAATGTACGCAGCTTGGGGAGGAGAAACAATGAAAGGATGGGCAGAAAGAAAGATAAATGAATTAAAAGAAGAAAACAGTATATCAATAGATATGGAAAAGAGAAGCATAAATTTTGAACTAAGGGCAAAACCAGAGAGCCGTACCATCTTTGGTACTGCCACAGTGTTTAACTCCTCCTATGACATGGGATGGTATGACGAGGAAATGTCACCAGAGTCATTGAATGAGGCAGATATGAAAGATGTCGTAGCCTTGTTTAACCATGACATGAACATGGTACTGGCAAGGACAAGCAGCGGAACATTAAAGCTAAATGTAACAGGCAATGCGATGGAATATGAATTTGAGGCACCAAATACTACATTAGGCAATGAT